CTTCGGCGGTCGTGGTATGGGCGGCTACGGCGGTCCTCCTCCTTGGATGCAACAGCAACAAGGATACGGCATGGGCCAAGGCAGCATGGGATTAGCTGGCTTGTTGGGTCAACAACAGCAAAACCTCGGTCAACCTAACGAGCCACAGCCCGGAGTTCAGCAAGACCAACCATTACTGCAGTCGACTTTATATAGCGGTAATGCGTCAATTCCAATGCCACAAAACCAATTACAAGCCTTACAAAATATGCTTGGTGCAAGAGCCGCTAACTTTGGTGGGCAACAACAGCAACAACAGCCGGACCAGCCAATGTACCCCGGCGGTAGCCCCAATTTATCGGGCTTATACCCACAACAGCCTGACTCTATGCCGCAAATGCAAAGTCAATCTATGGTGCTAAATGGGCAAGCTCCTTATCCGGGTAGCGGCGGTTACGGATCAACTATTTAATCTATGGCAAACATAACCACATCCGGCGGTGCAGTTTATAACCCTCCTTTGACTGAGATTGTCGAGGAGGCGTTTGAGCGTGCGGGTTCTGAGCTACGCAGTGGTTATGACTTGCGCACGGCTCGCCGTTCGCTCAACATCATGTTTGCTGAATGGGCAAACCGTGGTATCAATATGTGGACGATGGATCAGCAAACGATTACGCTGGTTCAAGGTCAGTCGACCTATGCCATCCCCTCAGACACGGTGGATTTACTTGAGCACGTTATCCGTACTCAGGCCAACAGCACAGCAAACCAAGCTGACTTGACGATCACTCGTATCAGTATCAGCACGTACCAAACTTTGCCCAACAAGCTGCAACAGGCTCGACCCATTCAGCTTTTGGTGAATCGCCAAGATGCCCAGCAAAGCCCGACTACGATCACTGTCGCAAGTGCAGCGTCAGCTACTGACACAACCATTACGTTGACCTCGACTGTGGGCCTACCTGCCTATGGCTTTGTGCAGATCGGCAGTGAAACCATTTTCTATCAGTACATCTCGGGCAACACAATCAACACTTGCGCCCGTGGCCAGAACAATACAGCTGCAGCTGCGCACGCAGTGGCAACCCCAGTAAGTATCCAATACCTTCCCTCTGTTACCGTGTGGCCGATCCCCGATGGTTCGCAAACCTACACGTTGGCCTATGTCCGACTGCGTCGTACTCAAGACGCTGGTAACGGTGTGAACGTCATGGACATTCCGTTCCGGTTCCTCCCTGCGATGATTGCAGGGTTGGCTTACTATTTAGCAATTAAGCTTCCTCCTTCGCCCGACGTACAAATGCGACTGCCCCTATTAAAAGAGCAGTATGACGAAGCATGGCAGCTGGCTGCAGATGAAGACCGCGAAAAAGCTGCGGTTCGGTTTGTGCCCCGACAGCAATACATTGGAAGTAGCTACTAATGCAAGCACCGGTCCAATTCTCTGAAGAAACACATTACTTTACAGGCAAGCCCTGTAAGCATGGTCACGTTTCATTCAGACGTTTGTCGGACCGCGTGTGCATGGAATGCGATAAAGGGCGGAAAGCCAAGCTACGGACTAAACACCCAGAGAAGGCTAAAGCCGCAAAGCGTGCGTCGTATCAACGTAATGCACAACACGCCCGAGATCAGAAAAAGCAGTATCGTCAAAACAACAAGGGTAAAATCAATGCACTTGTTACGGCTAGGAAAGCTTGCGTAAAGCAGAGAACTCCTTCTTGGTTAACACCGTTTGACAAGCTGAAGATACGTTGCATTTACCAACTGGCAGCAATGTATACCCGTGAGAACGATGAGCCTTGGCACGTGGACCATATCATCCCACTGCAAGGCGGCGCTGTGAGCGGGCTGCATGTTCCCAACAACTTGCGACCCATGCGTGGAATAGATAACATCTCAAAGAAAAACAAGTTTGAGGTGGTGTATGGGTAACAGATTTGCTTCTGGCAAAAATGCCATTGCTGAATGTGACCGATGCGATTTTCGGTACCCATTGAAGGTCTTGCGTCGCGAAGTCATCAAAGGTAAGAATTACGAATTGCTGGTTTGTCCAACATGCTTCGATCCGGACCAGCCGCAGTTGCACCTAGGTGAGTTTCCAGTAGATGATCCACAGGGTTTGCGTAACCCACGCCCTGACCGTAGCTATGTGGCTTCTGGTTTGGATCCGCTGGGCTTTCCTTCTGGCGGTTCAAGAGATATTCAATGGGGCTGGAATCCGATCGGCGGAGCCCAGCTATTTGATACGAGGCTGACGCCAAATTACTTGGCAACAGTGACAAGTGTTGGTACAGTGTCGATAGTTACTACGTAGGAGTAGAAAATGGCTAAGAAAATGATGGGCGAATCCAAAGCTGAAGAGCGCAAGGAAGAAGCCAAAGACAAAAAGCAGGACGTTGCTTTGATTAAAAAGGCGTTCAAAGAGCACGACAAGCAAGAGCACAAAGGCGGCAAAGGCACAAAGATCACTTTGAAAAAAGGTGGTGTGACTGGTCAAGCCATGCGTTCTGTTGGTCGTAATCTGGCACGTGCGCACAACCAAAAAGGCGGGAGCAAATAATGGCTAATTTTTCCCACAAAAAAATGGGCAAAGAAGTGGGCTCTGCAGAAGAGTACGCTCAGCCCCACGGCGAAGCTGCAAAGAAGGTCAAGCAAATTGATCCTAATACGTTGAAAGCTGGTGAGTTGTCGCCTCGCATTCCTAATGTTCCCCGTGTCAGCATGGGTGATCCAGATGCAAACGACGTTAAAGGCAACGGCGTTCGGCTGCGCGGCACTGGCTGCGCTACTAAAGGTCTGTACGCCCGAGGCCCGATGGCATGAATTACTACCAGCTTGTCACTGCCGTTCAAGACTATACCGAGAACACATTTTCTACGGTAGACATCAACACGTTCATTGAACAAGCTGAGCAGCGAATCTACAACGACATTCAGTTTCCTTCGCTGCGTAAAAATGTTACCGGCACAGTAAGTTCGTCCAACCCCTACCTGTCCGCCCCGGCGGACTATTTGTCTACCTATTCGCTGGCTGCGTATTCCACGTTCAGTACAACAGCTACGGGTACATCGGGCACGAATGTCATTAGTGTCTCAAGCGCCAGCGGAATCGCCATCGGGCAAAACGTCACGGGTACAGGTATTGGTTCAGGTGCAATCGTCTACGGCATCAACGGTACAAGCATTACGCTGAGCGTGGTCAACACTGGTACAGTATCCGGTACAGTTAGCTTCCAAGGCGCGTATCAGTATTTGCTGAACAAGGACGTTAACTTCATCCGCGAAGCGTTCCCCTACCCTTCTGTGTCTGGGTTCCCCACACACTACGCCATCTTTGGCCCTCAGTCTGCAGCACCTAACGAGTTGTCGTTCATGGTTGGCCCAACGCCAGATCAAAACTACGGTGTTGAGCTGCACTACTTCTTCTATCCGCCATCGATCATTCCGGGCATTATCATCAGTTTGAACAGTTCGTTCACTGCTGGTTCAGGGTATACCAATGGAACGTATTACAACCAAGCTTTGACTGGTGGTACAGGTTCTGGCGCTACTGCAAATATTGTGGTGTCTGGTGGTGCGGTGACTTCTGTCAGTTTAGAAACGGGAGGGTCTGGTTATGCCGTGGGAGATTCTTTATCTATTAGCCTTGGCAGTGGCAGTGGGTTTGCCGTTACTGTTCCCAACGCAGCCAGCCTGAACCAGACCAACGGCATGACATGGCTTGGCGACAACTACGATGCAGCCCTGCTGTACGGCGCTTTGGTTGAAGCCATCACCTTCATGAAAGGTGAACAAGATTTGGTTCAGTTGTACAACGGCAAATACACAGAAGCGCTTGCACAAGCCAAACGTCTGGGCGACGGCTTGGAGCGCCAAGACGCATTCCGCAGCGGTCAATACCGTCAGAAGGTCGAGTAATAGATGTCAATCCTTCAAGGCCAGACGACGAGTTTCAAGGTTGGGCTGTACAACGGTCAGTTCAATCTTGCGTCCGATACCATCAAAATGGCGCTGTATACAGGCAACGCCAATCTAAACCAAACCACCACTGCGTATACCTCAGTCAACGAAGTATCAGGCACAGGCTACACCGCTGGCGGTCAGGTTATGACCGGCGTGACGATCAGCTATGACGCAACGAACAGCGTGGCGTATGTTAACTTTGCCAATGTGGTTTGGAATCCCGCAGCCTTTACTGCACGGTGTGCTTTGATTTATGATGCTACGGCTTCTAACGCTTCGATTGCTGTGATTGATTTTGGTTCAGATAAGACCTGCATCAATACGTT